ATGGCTTACCCGCTCCGCCGAACAAGGCAATGCCCAGGCGAAAGCAAAGCTCACCGAACTATGAAACTGCCGGCATGAAGAACAACCGTTACGCAGTTTACGTGCGCGACGCGCGCGGCTGGCCGCCGCAGTTCGATGAATTGTTTTACGGTGAGCGGGCGTTGCGCAATGGCGGCAAATTCGTGCCGTATAACGACGGCGGCGAGCCCCCGTGCGGTCACATCGAGGTGCAGGGCCGCAGCGAAGCCATCGCCCTCAAGCACAAGCTCAGCAACACCGGCGATTGGCTCGCCCCCGACACGGGCAAAATCGTCCGGCCCACCTACGCGATCAAGAAACTGCCTTGAAGAGAGCCATCGTCAAAAGCGGCGTTTATCAGAGCGAAGATGCGTTCTGGATACGCCCGGTCATCGCCGGCCGGCGGACGTGGAGGAAACTGCGCGCCATCAAGCTCAAGCCAGCCCTCGACGAAGCAGCCGGGCTTTTGGTGGCCCATCGCCAATCCGCCAGCGGCTCGTGCCGCAGCCCCTTGACCAAGGGCACCGATTTCGCCGAGGTCGCCGACATGTATCTCGAGGCCGGTTGTCCCAATTCACTGGACGAGGGGCGCGACGAAAAGTTCGTGGCCGCCGAGGCCTGGCGCCTTGAATATCTGAAACGGTTTTACGGCACCTGGGCGCTGGACGACATCAAGCGCGGCTCGCTGATGAAGTATCGCACCTGGCGGATCACCCAGATTTCCCGAGGCAGCGGAGCGCGCACCACACAAATCGATTGGTGCACCCTGAGCAACGTCCTCAACTTCGCCGTGCGCTCCGGCATCGCCAATTTCAATTACATCGCCCAGGAACGGCCGCGCCTGCGCGCTGACAATCCGCGAGGCGCGACCTTGGCCGAAAAGATTGCCCACTGCCGCGAGTTCGCCCCTGCCGATGGGAACGAGTTGAACTTGTTGGCCCACTACTTTTTCGCCGAACGTGAAAGCGAGGCCATCGGATTCCAAATGCTCTTCGAGGCGTTCACCTCCTGCCGGTCCAGCGAGGCGCGCCGATTGCGCATCGATGCCACCAACACGGACCAGCCTGGATTCATCCAGGGCAACCATTTGTTCATCTCACGCTCCAAGCACGGAGTTTATCCGTATGTGCAAATCACTCCGGACCTGAAAGATTTTCTCGAATGCCATCACGCCTGGCATCAGGGTAGCCACTCGGGTAACCCGTGGTGGTTCCCCGCCGCGCGAATCTCCAAGCGCGAACCCGACGCGTTAAAGCCACTGGGCGTCCTCTCGCTAAACGCTGCGCTGCGGCGCGCGACCAAAACTCTTGGACTGCCAAAACGCAGCGCCCACGGTCTGCGGAGCTTCTATGCAACGCGCCGCCGCGGAGACGGCGCGACCGAAGCGCAAATTGCGGCGGAGATGGGCATCACATCGATTGCTTTACTCGAACAAGTCTACGGAGGCCGTCCGCCGAATTGGGACGGCATGAAGAAAATCAGTTACTGGCCGGATAATGCAGCCCCGGCCTGGCACAAGTGGAAGCCAGGAGCGACCCGGGAGCTGGATTTTGGGATCGAAGCGAAAAAAATCGTACAAATGCAATGAGAGGGACTACTAATGGACTACGCAAAAACAGGAACGAAAAACATGTGTTGTAAGTCATTGATGGATGGTGCGTCCGACAGGACTTGAACCTGTAACCTTCTGATCCGAAGTCATAATTCACACCATTCGCTAAATCCGATATGGGCATTAGCGCGCAAAACCCCTGTTTTCATCGGGTCGAAACACCTGCAGCAACTCCGTAAAACCGATATGGGCAACCCAATCGGGACTACGGAGGGACTACGGAAATGATTCCCACGATCGCCATCGACTGGAAACAACTCGCGGCTCAGGTGCGCGGCCACCTGGACCGCGCCGTCCTAAAAGAACGGCAGCGGCGCGTAACGGAGATCGTCGTCAAGGCCACACTGGTCCGGGGGCGTTTGTGTGTGCGAGTGCCAAGGCTGGCCGAGTTCGAACATCTGATCGGTGTGACCAAGGGCAACCTCTCGGTCATCTTCGGCGAACTGAAACGGGCGCGCATTTTGCAGGTGCGCGCGTTAGCAGAGGGCGGAATGGAAATTGTCATCCTGCCTGATGCACGGAATTGGGATGTTGTGTGGAGGTACGAGCGATCCGAGTTGCAGAGGTTTCTGCGCGGCCTCGATGCCTACACTGGACAAGTCCAGGAAGAACTTCTGCCGCCCGAGCCCAGCCTTGTAGCTGCTCTGGCAGAAGTGTCTGCCGAGTCCTCGGTTCCCGATTTGGGAACCATCCCGTTCCCAATTTGGGAACGCGTTCCCGATCTGGGAACCAATCCCGTTCCCGATTCGGGAACCGACCCCGTTCCCAATTTGGGAACGGGGTCGTCGAAAGGGCCGTCAAATAAGGCTCCTGTTGACCTCGTTCCCAATTTGGGAACCAACCCCGTTCCCGTATCGGGAACCACAGCCATGCCTTTGGGGGGTAGGGGGGGCTTTACCGTTCAACGTTTTACCGCTTCTGAAGAAGAAGATCCTGATCCAAAGCGGTTAAACGGTGAACGTTTAAACGGTACAAGGGCCAATAATGCGAAGTTGGAATCACAGTTGATGCAGCGCATAGCACAGTGGACCGCCGATGACATGAATCAATGGGGAGGTGACTGGCGCAAGAATTGGGTTCGAGTCCGTCCGGTCGCCTTGAAAAAAGCCCTGAACATTTTGGAGGCAGAGAGCGAGAGTGGCAGTTGGGAAGCCACCAAGAACCGGGCCGCTGCTCTGAAGGATCTGACCATGCGCCTGAGCAACGAGTAAAACCTAACCGGGGATATGCTTCGACATTGGGTGTCCAAGCGCCCAAGGTGCGAGCATGGATCAAATTCTCACCCGGTCCTGCGTTGACTCCACTGGCGTACATTGGATGGCTCTTCCTTATCAAAGTTCCCTGATTGGCTTGCAGCTATTACAGCCCCGTATCCCCGAAAGAAAACCAATCCCACAACTCAGAGATCCCGAGGATGAGGAACCCAAAGAGGATGACCGGCTCGAAGGGCTGATCCGCATAATGGTGTGGGTGATAGGCATCAGCACAGCTCACGACAACAAGCGGATCCTGCGCGCGCGCTTCCTTCGCACCCTCGTCGTCCTCTGGTTAATCGATCCCCATCACTTCGGCTGTGCCACCCAGGCATCGATGGCCAGGCAATTCCACTTCGACAAGCAGTCCTTCAACGCGTCAGTGGCCAGCTTCCGACGCCAATTCGATTACATCGACGCGCGCTTCCGCTCGCCTATGGCCGTCGCCCACATGCGCAAACCATCGCGCGAGTGACCCCCCCAATAAGGAATCTTTTCGCCCCACACCATTCGGTTAGAGCTTGCCTCCCCTGCTCAAATTTCGCGCGATATGGAAAAAACGAAAAAACGCGCAACTAGCGACCTGGACGTCACCTTTCCGGAGTTTCTGGAAGAGCAGTCGGTCAGCGACATAATGCGGGCTCAGGACAGCGAGAAGCCTGCGCTCAAACCCGCCTGGGCCACCGTGAACCTCCCTCGCAAGCTCACCTTTCGCGAGAAACCCACCAAGCGCGTCTTTTACGATTACAGCGAGGTCGACAACGCCATCAACCTGCTCGAGCGGCTACCATCGCCCGGAGAAACCGTTCACGCGGTTATGGACAGTCACTTCAAGGGCATCGATCTAGTCCCTGCGATCCTGCGCCTTGCGGGCGTTCCTGCCAGCGAGCTCATCGTAACCACCCTTGGCTTCAACCGCCGTGACGCGGCCTGTCTTTGCGAATTGGTCCAACGCGGCGAAATCCATCGCCTCAGCATGGTATGCAGCAACTTTTTCGCGGAAAAGGACAAGGGCGCTTACGATTACGCCCTGGGCAGCTTCGCTGATTTTGGGCCGACGCACTTTTACACCGTCGAATCCTCAGCCAACCTCCGGAGCTGCAACAATTTTGAGCAATTCGCCCTCACCAACAGCCCTGAACTGTTCGCATTTCACCGATCCTGGGTCAGCAAAATGTTATGAGAGCCAAGCCAAAGCCAAAACCCGCACCCGCGACCCAGGACGGCCTGGACAAAGACACCTCCCGTCTGATTCTTTCCGCTGACCTCGCCAACATCGCCAAGAAGGTCAAAGCCGGAAAACCGCTCAGCCAAAGCGAACGCGAGCTCATCCGCAAATCCACCAAACCGGACCCGCCCAATAAAGGCCAGGGAACCGCTTACGATTCCATTGCGCAGGCGGCGGCGGCCATGGGAGTGCCCAAGAGTGTTTTGCGTAAATTGAAGCGGGACGGCGCGCCAGGCTTTCACGGCTCGCGGGTTTACCCGGGGGAACTACGACCGCACCTGGAAACCCTGCAAAGCACGACGGGCGAAACCGCCGATCGTGACGCCCTGGAATGCCGGCGGCTTCTCGCGCAGTGCAAGCGCATCGAGCACGCCAACCTCGTCGAAAGCGCCGGCGTGATCGCCGTGGCGCCCGTGCTCGCGGCGATTGCGACGATCGGCGAGCAGCTCAAGGGCGCGCTGCGGGCGATTTACGAAGATGAACTGCCCCCGGTCATCTCCGGCCTCTCGCCCGAAGCCATCCGCATCGAAACCCGAAAGGCCAACGACCGTTTGTGCGCCAAGTTTTTCGCGGGCACCGACAAAATTGCCAAGGCCGCGTGATCAACAACCGCGGCATGAATCTGTTCAACTACATCCTCGACGACAATGGCAAGCCGGTGATCGAGCATGACCTGGTGAAATGGGCGAAGTGGCATTGCACCCACCGTCCTGGTGTAGCCCGCGAAACAATTGGCGACTCCGACATTTCGACCGTGTTTCTGGCCTTCGACCATAATTTTTCTGGAGTTGGACCGCCGTTGCTTTGGGAAACCATGGTCTTCGGTGGCAGGCTCGACATGGAGCAAGACCGCTGCGCCGGCTCGCGTGAGCAGGCCGAAGCCATGCACGCCCGAATGGTCGAACGAGTCAAAGCCCTGGGCGTCCTCCCCGCTGACCTCTGACCTCCGACCTCTGACTTCGTTGACTCCACCCCACTCAGTAGCGGCTCCTGGCGCTGCATTGTAAGAGCAGTTTGGCTTATCGTTGCCATCATCCTTGCAGCGCGGGAGCGGCCTACTGTGCCCTCCCCCGAAGAACCCACCTCGACCGACCAGATCCTCGCTGCCTGGCGCGCGGCCTGGGAGCCATTCGATCGCCGGCCGATCTACGAATGGGCCGGCACCCACGTCAACCTGCCCTCGTGCTACGCCATCAGCGGTTTTTTCCACGTCGCGAAAAGCCGCTACCTCATGGGCCCGCTCGACGCCATCCTCGATCCCCTCGTGCGCGAGGTCACCGTGCTGGCCGGCGTCCAAACCGGCAAATCCTTGATTGGCGACCTCACCGTCTGCCACACCATCGAGAACAACCCGGGGAACATCCTCTGGAATTTCCCGACCGAAGAATGGGCAGAAGATTACGCCAAGCGCCGCGCCACCCCGCTCCTAAACAACTGCCCCGGCATCGCGGCCAAGCTCGACAAAATTCACCGGCACAAAAAGGGCAAAAAAGAAATCCACTTCCCCAGCATGTGGCTGGCGATCCAGGGCGCTCATCCGAGCAACCTGCAGACCCACAGCGTGCCGATCTGCATCAACGAGGAACTTTGGCAATGGGAACAGGGGATGTATCTCCACGCGAAAGCGCGCACCACATACTTCCACTGGCGCTCGAAGATCCTGAACATCTCCCAGGCCGGCGAGAAAGGGGATGACCTCGATCAGGCTTATGAAGCGGGTACTCAAGAGGTCTGGCAATTTCCTTGCCCGGCCTGCCATTTCTATCAGCCGTTCGCATGGTCGGTCCGCCGCCAGGACGGCACTTACGCCGGCGTCACTTGGGCCACCAACGACACCACCCGACCGGGAGGCCAATGGAATTACGACGCCGTCAAAGCCTCCGCTGCCTACAAGTGCGCCAACTGCGACCACCTCATTCTTGACACCCCAAAAAATCGCCGAGACATGAACGACTTCGGTCGTTACATCGTCACCAACCCCAACGCCCCGCGCGACAAAAAATCTTTTCAATGGCCCTCGCACGCCAGCGATCAGATTTCGTATGGCCTGCTCGCCGAAGAATATCTACGCGCCAAGGAGCAAGCCAAGCTCGGCAATCGCATCCCCCTGCGCGAATTCTGGCTCAAACGCATGGCGCAGCCGTACGACCCCGTCCTGCACGACGACGTCGAGACCATGCCAACTATCGAACTGGTATCAACCGGTGAGAATTCAATAGTTCACGACGGCAAAACCTTCACCATCCTCCTGATGAGCGTGGACGTGCAGACCGATTGTTTCTGGGTCTGCGTCGAGGCCTGGACCACCGCGGGCGACGACCTGGTCCTCTGGGCCGGCCGCCTGGTCACCTGGGCCGACGTCAAAGCCAAGCAAGAGGAATTCAAAGTGAAGAACGGCCTGGTCACCGTCGACTGCCGCTTCCGCGGCCACGACACCTTCGTCAACTGCACGCGCAACGGCGATTGGGAAGTCGTCCCCGGCGGCAAGCGGTGGCAATGCTGGCGCGCGGCCAAGGGCGAAGCAGGCGACGGCTACTACTACAAGCCGCGGTCCGGCAAACAGCAGGGCAAATCCATCCTCATCCCGTACGTGTGGCCATTGCCCAAAGGCGACCCGTGCCACGGCTACGCTCACGACGATGTCACCCTCGCGGACGTCCGCGGACGTTACTGTTCGATCGTCGTGTGGTATCACGGCTGGATCAAGAGCGTGCTAGCGGACCGCCGCGATTCCATGACCAAGACCGTGCGCAGCTACATCCTCAAAGGCCCGTGGAACCAAACCTACGCGCGGCAAATGTACAGCGAGCGCAAAGAATTTAACGCCACAACGCGCAAGTGGTTCTGGAAAAAGTTTCGCGACAACCATCTCTGGGACTGCCGCTGCATGAGCCTGACGCGCGCCTTCATGCTCCGAATAATCGGTGACACCGCCGCCATCGAGGAGTAGCTACGTTCGTGAGAACGTGGGCTGATATGGGGAGAGAGGTCAGAAGTCAGCGGTCAGAGGTCAGCCAGCCGGACGTTGGATCTGTCTGACCTCTGATCTCTGACCGCTGACCTCTGTCTTGCCCGCGTTCTCACGAACGCAGCTACGAAAAAAAATGGAATCCGAAGCGCCCATCATCAAGCACCGCCTCCTGGCTATCGTGCGCCTGAGCCTCGAGCTGGTCATCCTCGCGCTTTTCTGGTGCATCGCGCACCTGGTGTGTTGCCTGCCCGCGCGGCGTCAGACCTCCCATCCGTCCCCTTCGTTCCCATTGACTCGGCCTCCTTTAACAGATGCCGCTCAACTATTTCATCGGTAAATCCCAAAGCTGGCTCGAGGAACAACTCTCCAGCGCCCAGGCGGACGCCGCGAACGGCAAAACTACCACCTCAGTCACCACCAGCGACCTCAGCACCGGCAAAGTTATCGAGTCCGACGTCAGCACCCGCATCGAGCGTTTGCTTTACGCGCTGTATCTGCTGGACCCGGCGAGCTACCCGCTGGCGAACATCCGGCGCATCTCACGCACGAAAGCAGTTTTCTCGTGAAGACACTCGAAACCAGAGGTCAGAAGTCAGAAGTCAGAGGTCAG